GACACGGCGTTCGATGTGCACTACACGGACGGCGCCACGGAGATCGACTACATCTACACGGTGCTCAACACCAGCACGGTCATGCTCCGGGCGATGGTGATCTGATGACCGTCGACGACCTGATCCGTCAGGCCCGTACGTGGGTCGCTCGTCAGACGGTGCTACGGGCCGAAGCGGTGCGCCTCGGCGACACGACGGCCATCGCCGCCGCCGACGCAGAGATCGCCACCACCGAGGACACCATCGCCACGCTCGAAGCGCTGTAGTCGAGAGGAGCGGCCGTGCTGCTCACGCTGCTGCAGTCACAGGGATCGACACCGCCCGAGCCGCCGCAGGACGATCCCGGCAGCGGCAGCCGCACGTATGTGGGCATCGCCGGCAACCCCCGCCGTCGCACCGTCGACGAAGAACTTGAGGCGATCCTCGCCTCGCTCCTACTGCTCACCTGAGGAGGTGCTCACATGATGATCGACGAACGCGGCACTGGCCGCCAGATCCGGCATTACGACCTGACCGACTTCGAGTTCCGCGAGGGCGGCGACAACGGCTACACCTTCGAGGGCGTGGCATCGGTCGTCGACGCGCCCTACACGGTCCACGACATGTTCGGCACGTTCACCGAGACGATCGCCGCCGGCGCCTTCACCAAGACGCTGCGTGACTCCAAGGCCGACGTGGCGCTGTTCATCAACCACGACCACCAGGGCATCCCGCTCGCCACCCGTTCGGCCGGCACGCTGCGCCTGGTGGCCGACCCGGACCTGCGTGTCTCGGCCGAGCTCGACCCGGCCCGCAGTGACGTGCAGAACCTGCGCAGCGCCGTCACCCGTGGCGAGATGCGCCAGATGTCGATCGGCTTCACCGTGCCCAAGGCGCGAGACAAGTGGAACGACGACATGACCGAGCGCACGATCAAGGAACTGCAGTTGTTCGAAGCGTCGGTGGTGTGGCGGGGCGCCAACCCGTACACCTCGTCGTCGATGCGTTCGTTCGACGAGATGCTGGCATCGCTCACCGATGCTGAGATGACCGACGACGAGGTGCGTCGCGCTCTGGCCTTCTTCGAGGCCCGCCTGCCGCAGCCACCCGTCGACACCTTCGCCGACCGTGACCGGATGGACCGGGAACGGCTCGAGCGCAAGCGTCTGTTGCGCCCTGCGCTGACCTGACGCTGCACCCGCGACCCGCTCCCCACGCCGCACGCCGCCGCAAGGCACCTGCACCTGACGAGACCCGTCGCGACACCCAACCCCCTGTTGGACGGCCCACCCCGGGCACGTCGCACACTCTCCCGAAAGGACACCACCCACGATGGACATTCGTGCACACGTCGAGAAGCTGAACGAGAAGCGCCTGCGGGCGTGGGACGCTCAGAAGGCTGAACTCGACAACACCGCAGGCCGTGAGCGCACGGCCGAAGAGCAGGCCCGCATCGAGCGGATGGACGCCGAGATCGACGAGCTCGACGCCGAGATCCGTGAGTACGTGATGCGCGAGCGTCGCGAGAGCGAGGCCGCCCAGCTGCGCGAGGCTCAGGCCCGCGTGTTCAGCAGCGACCCGGGCGTCGCCACCCCGCAGCAGGCCGTCAACGAGCTGCGCTCGTTCCTCGACGCCTGCATGCGTGGCGAGAAGGCCTCCTTCGAGGTCGACATCCGCTCGGCCGCCAAGGAGCGCGAACTGCTCCGTCAGGGCGCATCGCCGATGGAACTGCGTGACCTCGCATGGGACACCGGCTCGGCCGGTTCGCTCGTGCCGACCACGCTGGCCCGCACCCTGTACGAGTACATGGAGGCCAGCAACGGCATCTTCCGTGCGCCGACCACCAAGCTCAACACCACCTCGGGTGAGCCGCTCGACCTGCCCCGTGTGAGCGCTCACACGCTCGGCACGCTCGTCGTCGCTCAGGGCACCGCCATCGGCGGCACCGATCCGACCTTCGCCCGTACCCGCCTCGACGCCTTCAAGTACGGCGCCCTGGTGGTCGTGGCATCCGAGGTCGTCACCGACGCCGGCATCGACATCGAGGGCTTCCTCGGCCGCAACATCGGCCGTGCGCTCGGCCGTGTCATCGCCACCGACCTCGTTGCTGGCTCTGGCTCGGGTCGCCCCAACGGCATCATGACCGCCATCGTCGGCTCGGGCACCATCGCCACCGGTGGCTCGCTCATCACGCCGACGGTGGAGAAGCTCATCGACCTGCAGTACAGCGTCAATGACGAGTACCGCAGCTCGCCTGACGCCGCATGGCTGATGAACGACTCCACGGCTGGCACGCTGCGCAAGCTGCGTGACGGCGCAGGCGGCACCATCGGTGCCTTCCTGTGGCAGCCGTCGCTCACCAACGGCATCATCAACGGCCAGCCCGACCGTCTGCTCGACAAGCCGGTCTACACCGACCCGAACGTCGCCGCTGCCGGCTCGAACAACAAGACGGTCGCCTTCGGTGACATGTCGGCGTACTACGTCCGCACCGTGGGCAACCCGGTCATCGAGCGTGACGACAGCCGGTACTTCGACACCGACGAGATCGGCTTCCGTGGCAAGTGGCGAGTGGACGGCGACCTGCTCGACACCACCGCCGTGAACGTCATGAAGCAGAGCGTCTGACCTTCCAACGCCCCCAGCGTTGACGATCTCCCGGGCAGGAGAAGCGCCAGGTGCCGCGGCGCCCCGCTCTCCTGCCCGGGGGCCATACCCCACACCCCACCCCCTGCCCGGAGGAACCATGCCCATTCACCGCATCCCTCGCGCCACCATGCACGAGGATCTGCACGCCGTCGAACGAGATGGCGAGCAGGTCGTCTCCGTCGCCGCCGACGGTCCCGAGTTCGTGCTCGTCGGCACCATCACCGTCGGCCAGCGCATCGAGCACCGCACGCACGCCGCCCGGGTGGGTGCCGCATGAAGTTCTTGATCCACGCCAACTCGCCCGACTCGCCCACCGGCTACGGCGTGCAGTGCCGACACCTCGTCACCCGTCTCAAGCGAGACGGCCATGACGTCGCCGTCGCTTGCACCTACGGCCATCAGATCGGCGTGAAGCAGTGGCCGACGCCGTACGGGCCGGTCACGCTGTACCCGTCTGGTCGGCTGGAGAACTCGATCGACATCCTGCGCGGCCACGCCGAGCATTTCTTCGAGGGTGACCTGTCGTCGGGCTGGATCATCCCGCTGACTGACGTGTGGGTGCTCGGTCGGGTGCCGATGGATGACCTCAAGGTGCTCGCCTGGACGCCGGTTGACCACTTCCCCGCACCGCCAGCCGTGGTCAAGTTCTTCCACCGCTCGGGCGCCACCCCGGTGGCGATGTCGCGGTTCGGTGAGCAGCAGCTCATCGAAGCCGGGCTCGACCCGCTGTACGTCCCGCTGGCCGTCGACACCGCCGACTACAAGCCCACGACGCACCTCGAGATCAACGGCGAGACGCAGGACGCCCGCACGGTGTTCGGCATCCCGCAGAACGCTTTCGCCGTGCTGATGGTCGCCATGAACAAAGACCCGAAGGACCGCAAGGGCTTCAATGAAGCCTTCCGTGCCTTTGGTGCGTTCTGGAAAGAGCACCAGGACGCCGTGCTCGTCGTCCATTCCGACCGGTTCGGCATGGACGGCAGCGGCATCGACCTGATCGAACTCGCCAAGCACGCAGCCATCCCGGTGCACGCGCTGATCTTCACCGACGCCTACGCCCACCGCATCGGCTTCTCGCCGAAGATGATGGCGGCGCTCTACAGCAGCTGCGACGTCCTGCTCGCCCCGAGCCGGGGCGAGGGGTTCTGCGTGCCGATGATCGAGGCGCAGGCGTGTGGCACGCCCGTCATCGCTTCTGACTTCTCGGCGCAGAGCGAACTGATCGGCTACGGCTGGTCCGTCACCGGCCAGTTGGAATGGGACGCACCGCAGGCGGCGAGCTACCTGTGCGCATCGACCATCGACGTGTACCACAAGCTCTGCGAGGCGTACGAGGCGCCGAACCTGGCGCAGATCGCCGAACTCAGCATCGGCTTCGCTGCAAAGTACGACGTCGAGAAGGTCTGGGCGTCGTACTGGCAGCCGCTGCTCGCCAACCTCGAGCCGCAGCCGCCGGCGGCCGACAAGCCGCCGATGGAGCGGTGCGACGTGATCGTGCCGTTGATGCGTGACGCCAACCGTGAACGGTTCAAGTCGTCGCTGTGGGCAACGGCACCGGCGACGGTGCGCCTCATCGTCGGCGATGAAGGCAAGACGTACGCCGAGAACGTCAACGCCTGCGTCCGCGAGTCGTCGGCCGACTGGGTGCTGATCGTCGGCGACGATTGCGAGTTCACACCTGGATGGTTCGAGGCCGCACAATCACTCACCGACCGCTTCGACGTGGTCGGCACAAACGACTCCGAGGTTGGCCGGGTCCGCAACCCGGCGGTCGCCAACGGATCGCACGCCGATCACTTCCTGATCCGGCGCAGCTACATCGACGACGAGGGCTGCACCCTTGACGGGCCCGGCGTGGCCATCTCCGAGGTCTACCGGCACTGGTACTCCGACAAGGAGGTCATCGAACTCGCCAAGGCGCGAGGTGTCTACGGCCACGCTCACGACTGCCGGGTGATCCACCACCACCCCGGCTACGACGGCAACGAGTCCGCACGCGAGGCCGACCCGATCTACATGGCCGCAGTCGACGCCAGCGAGGCCGACCGCAAGACGTGGATGAGCCGAGTGCCGATCATCGCTGGCTACAAGGCGGGCCGCAAGTGACCCGACCGAAGGTCATCGACGCCTTCCCGTTCAACAACGAGCTCGACATCCTCGAATGCCGCCTCGTTGAGTTGTACGACTCGGTCGATGCGTTCGTGCTCGTCGAAGCCACACGGGACCACCAGGACCACGCCAAGCCGCTGTGGTACGCCGAGCACGCCGAACGGTTCGCCCCCTGGGCAGACAAGATCGTCCACGTCGTCGTCGACGAGGGCGAGATGCCGAGCAAGGCGCAGGACAACGATCCCTGGGCACGTGAGCACGCTCAGCGCGAGTTCATCGGCCGAGGGCTGGCACGGCTCGACCTGAGCGATCACGACGTGATTCTGCAGTCCGATGTCGACGAGATCCCGAGGGCGTTGCACGCTCGCAACTGCCGCCCGCAGGGGTTCTGGTCGTTCGGCCAGCGAGGGCACTTCTGGGCCGTCGACTGGCTGTACCCGCACCCGTGGTACGGCACCGTCGCCGCCACGGTGGGCCACCTCGCCAAGTTCCCCGAGGCGCGCCGGTTCTCCTACATGCGCGACGTGCGCATGACGGCACTGTGCCCGCCGCACCTGCAGGACGCCGGCTGGCACCTGTCGTGGCTCGGTGGACCCGAAGCTGCGATTCGCAAGGTTGGCAGTTTCTGCCATCCCGAGGTTGAGGATCAGATCCGAGACGGCCTTGAGCGCGACACCTTCTACCGTCACGGCATCCACGTCGACGGCACGAAGATGAACCCCGTCGACGTCGATGACACCTGGCCGAGATGGATCGTGGAGGGCCACGCCCCGGCGTCGTGGTATCGGCCCCGATGAGCGCCGACCCGTTCGGCGAGGAATGGTTCAGCGAGGCGTCGCAGCGGGCAATCGCCGACCTGGCGCGCAGCGTCGATGACGTCCCCGGCCTGATCGTCGAGGTCGGATCGTGGACCGGTCGCTCGACGTGCGCACTGGCCAAAGCGATCAACCCTCGCCCGCTCCACGCCGTCGATACCTGGGCCGGTTCGCCCGGCGAGATCAGCAGCACCCTCGCCGCCGAGCGTGACGTGTTCGCCCAGTGGCAACGCAACGTCGACGAGTTCACCGACGGCAACGTGATCGCTCACCGGGTGGGCTGGCGAGAGTTCTTCGCTGACAAGACTTCGCCGCTGGCGTTCGTGTTCATCGACGCCGAACACACCGAAGTCGAGGTGGCCGACAACATCGCCGCCGTACTGCCCTGGCTTGCCGAGGGCGGGATCATCTGCGGTGACGACGTCATGCACCCGCCGGTCCGTCAAGGCATCGCCCGGCACCTTCGCCCGGTCGATGTCCAGGTGGAGATCGGCACGTCTGTCTGGTGGTGGAAGCGATGAACCTGCTCGACCTGCAGTACGCCGAGGCGTGCAAGACGCCATCGGACATCTACCTGCACCTTCCTCGGATGGTGCAACTCGTCGAACAACTCGACGCCCAGCACGTGCTCGAACTCGGCTCCCGGTCGGGCGTGTCGACGATCGCCTGGCTGCACGCATTGCAGCGCACCGGCGGTCGGCTCACGTCGGTCGACCTGGACGCAGCACCGGCCATCGGTGAGCACGACAACTGGACTCACGTCCAGGGCGACGACACCGACCCGGCACTGGTGGCGGCGCTCGACCCGGCCGACATCGTGTTCATCGACACCAGTCACCTGTACGACCACACGGTGCAGGAGTTGGCGATCTACCGCTGGCTGGTGCGTCCCGGCGGCGTCATCTGCCTGCACGACACCGAGCTACCGACGCCCGAAGGCGCACCGCCTCGGCCGCTGTACCCGGTGAAGAAGGCGGTCACCGAGTTCATCGCCGAAACCGGTTGGCAGTGGCACAACTTCCCCGACTGCTGGGGGTTCGCCGTGATCCGAGTTCCCGAGGAGTGACATGGCCATTACCAACGGGTACTGCACCCTCGACGAACTGAAGCCCGAGCTGCGCATCCCGTCGGCCGACGCCGACGACGACACCCGGCTCGAGGTCGCCATCGCTGCAGCGTCCCGCCAGATCGACGCCCACTGCGGCCGGTTCTTCTGGCGGGACGCAAGCGTGCACACTCGCGAGTTCTACGCCAACGAGCATCGGCGATGCGAGGTTGACGACATCTCCACGGTGACCGGGCTGATCGTTGAGGTCGACGACGATGACGACGGCGTGTTCGAGACGACGCTGACCCAGTCGACCGACTACATCCTGCGACCGCTCAACGCCTTCGACCGGCATCCGGTCTGGCCGTATGACGAGATCGTGTTGGTCGATGCGATCAACGGCAACTTCCCGATGTCGCAGTCGGGCCGACCTGGTGTGCGCGTCACGGCTCGCTTCGGCTGGGCGGCAGTGCCCGACGACGTGAAGAAGGCGTGCCTCGTGCAGTCGGCCATGCTGTTCAAGTCGGCCGACGCCGTGTTCGGCGTCACCGAGTTCGCCAACGCCGGCGCCGCACTGCGGGTCGGTCGCACGATCAACCCGATCGCAGCGGCGCTCCTCGAGCCGTACTGCAAGCCGAGGGTCGGCTGATGCCGACGGTGCAAGACGTGCGCTCGGCGCTCGCCGACGCCATCGCCGTGACCGGGCTCCGCTCGGCTCCGATGTGGCAGGACACATTCACCGCCCCCATCGCCATCATCACTCGCCGGGAGTTCGACCCTCGGCTGGTGTTCACGTCGAACAGGGCCGCCTACCAGTTCACCGTCACGATCTACGCCGACCGCACCAATGAGCGCACGGCGCAGGTGCTACTCGACGACTACTGCGAACTGAGCGGCGCCGGGTCGATCGTGGCAGCGATCCAAGACGACGCCAACTGGTCGAGCGTCGACATCGACTACGTGCAGGTCATCCGCATCGGCGAAGTCACGGCGTCGTCGCAGGGTGAGTCGAACTACCTAGCCGTGCCGCTCGACGTGGAGGTCGTGTTCTAATGGCAATGAAGACCGCTCAGGCCAGCAGGGTCGCCGTCGGGCTGCTCAACGCTTCCGGCTACACCAAGGGCTACTCGCTGACGGCGCAGACCGCTGCGCTCAATACGACGGTGCTCACCGACACCTCCAAGACGTTCATCGTCGGACAGGACGAGTCGTCCGGGTCGCTCGACATGCTGTTCGACACCGTCGGCACCACGGCGCTGCAGTTCGACGCCTTCAAGTCGCAGAAGGCAACCGGGCCGTACCCGCTGACGCTGTGCCCCGATGGTTTCGCCACCGGCCAGATCGCCGTCATGGTCAACGCCCACCTCGGCAACTTCACCGGCGCCTCGGCGGTGTCGGATCTGGTGACCTGCTCGGCGGCGTTCCAGTCGACCGGCAACTTCGACGTCGGCCTGGTGGTCGAGGACTTCACCGCCATCACCGCCGACACCAGCGGCACCGCACGCGACCAGACGGCCGCCACAGCCAACGGTGGCGTGGCGCACATCCACGTCACGGCGTTCTCCGGCCTCACCAACAACGCCTGCCGCATCGAGCACAGCGTCGACGGTTCGACCAGCTGGGCGACGCTGGCCACCTTCGCCACCTACACCGGCGTCACCTCGGAACGTGTCGAGGTCGCCGCTGGAACCACGGTCCGTCGATACCTCCGGGTGGTCGACGACGTGACGGGCACCGGCACGACCACTCGGTTCGTGTCGTTCGCTCGCCGCTAATCACACCACCCCCATCACCAAGGAGTCCCGATCATGGCTTTCCGTGCAGGTACCACCACCTTCATCGCACTCGACGGCGTCAACGGCGCCGGCACCAACGTCTCACGCTTCGCTGACTCGTTCGACTGGCCGCAGTCGGTCGAGACGCAGGACGTCAGCGCCTTCGGCACCGCCGCCAAGGCGTTCATCAACGGCCTGACCGACGGCGACACCGTCTCGATCAGCGGCCCCTACGACGCGCCGATGTTCTCGCTGCTGACCGGCGTGAAGGCGGCGCAGTCGGCCGGTTCGTCGACCATGACGATCCTGTGGGGTCCGGGCGGGTCGGTGTCGGGCGAGGCTCGTGTCACCGCTGAGGCGTGGGTGACGAGCGTGTCGCTGTCGTCGTCGGTCGGCGGCCGTGTCGAGTTGTCGGCATCGCTGCAGGTGACCGGCGCCGTCACGAATAACACCTGGTAATGGCCGACACGCTGGACTCGTTCGGGCGCAAGGTCGACGGGTTCATCGGGGAGATCGAGGCCGAGAAGCTGCGCGCCATCGCCACCAAGGTCGGTGTCAAGGCCAAGCAGCTCGCCACCGAGGCGGCGTCTGCGGACCTCGGTGGCGACCCGGCGTTCAGTGGGTGGCGACCGGCGACGAACCACCTGGCTACCCGCTTCGACCATGTCCGGCCGGGCGTCATCTCGTTCCACCCGACCGCACGGTCGGCGGGTCCGTGGACGGTCGCCGAGTTCGGCCGCAACCAGGCCGCCGGGCCTCGCATGGTCGGGCCACGCCTGACCAAGACGGGCAAGGTCTCCAAGGCCCGCCAGCGTCGCTACAACGGCCGTACCGAGGGCAAGAACACGGCCAGCGATGCGCTGGCCAAGATCGAGCCGATGGTGCCGAACGTGGTCGACGCCGAGGTGACGAAGGCCATCCGCAAGTTCTTCTCCTGAGGCGGTGACCGTGGCGAACAAGATCAGCGTCATCATCGACGTTGCCGTCGACAAGGGCGTCTCGTCACTCAAGAAGTTCCGATCGGCGATCGGCGAGGCCGAGACGGCGAGCGGCAAGATGCGCGCCGGGTTCGACGTTGCCAAAGAGTCGATCGTCGCCAACGCTGCGAACATCGCGATGGCGGCCGGTGCTGCGCTGGTGACGTTCGGCGTGAAGTCGGTGAAGGCGTTCCAAGACACGGCGCTGGCCGCCGGTCAGTTCAGTGACGCCACCGGCCTGGCGGTCGATGAGGCCAGCCGCTTCATCGAGGTCGCTGGCGATATCGGCGTCGAGGCCGGGACCGTCGAGACGGCGCTCGGCAAGATGAACAAGACGCTCGGCGCTTCGCCGCAGTTGTTCACCGACCTCGGCGTCGAGATCGCCAAGACCGGCACCGGCGCGACCGACGTGAACGGCACGTTCCTGA